AAACAAAAATTTTATTTTCCTGTTTTGTTTGATGGATATTTGGGCAGTGGAAAATTACTGAAACAAGCAATAAAAAAATATGGAGAAAAAAGTTTTAATAGAGAAACATTATTTGTTTTTTATGATTTAGAAACTGCATATTCTAAAGAGAAAGAAATCGTCAATGAAAATTTTATAAATCGTAAAGACACTTATAATCTTTGCGGTGGCGGGAATGGACCGAGTTTATTTTCCGAAGAAACAAAGAAAAGAATGAGCGAAATAGGAAAATCAAAAGTCGGGGAATTAAGTAATAGTTATGGAAAACCAAAATCAGAAGAACACAAAAGAAAAATCAGTGAAAGCAAAAAAGGTCAAAAATATGGCGATAAATCCGAAGAAACAAAGAAAAGAATGAGCGAATCGCATAAAGGAAAAAAACTTCCTGAAGTCACAAAACAAAAAATAAGCGAATCAAATAAAGGAAGAAAACTTTCAAAAGAAACAAAACAAAAAATGAGTTTGGCTAAAATAGGCACTAAAAAAGAAAAAATTAAATGTCCTCATTGTGGCAAGACAGGCGGATTGCCTGCCATGACAAGATGGCATTTTGAAAAATGCAAATTAAAAGGACAAAATGCATCGTAAAGGGAGAAAAACCAGCGAATTTGTTGTAACTATTGTTACAGGTGTTTTATCTGCCGGTATTGGTCTTGGTCTTATTGATCCAAATATTCTTGATATTTCTGCAAAAGTTATTTCAGACGCAAGGGAGGCTTCAACAGTAATGGATGGTTCAAGTCTTCAAGCGATTCTTGATACCATCTATAAGATGTTTGCTTTGGGTGTCGGTGGATATACTGTTGGGGCTTATTCAAAGTCAAGAGGGGTTGCCAAAAGCAACACAAACATAAAAGAGGATTCTGATGAGGAAGACGGGTAAAGTTGCTTTATTTGCATTTTTTTCGTATATATCCATATTCACGTCTATTGCACTAAGCGCAAATTTTTCTGCAAAATGGGATTTTCCTAAAGAATATGAAGGAATTATTCATGGGTATAAAATTTATCATAATGGAAAAAATATAGCAACTATTGCTGATCCTTCAAAAAGAACCAGCAAATTTGAAGCAGAACTTGATGAATTCAACAAAAACGAATTTTATATGCGGACATACAAGACACACGGAGAAATAAAAGGAGAAAAGTTCACTGAATTTTCAGCACCAAGTGAAATCAAAGAATTAGAACAATTACCACCAGTTACTAACTTTTATTTCTACAGGCTAAACGAATAAATGGAAAAACCATCAAAAGATTATGCAGACATAGACATATCTCCGATTCCTTTCTTAATAAAGGAACGGGGAATTTTTGGTTTCTTTAAATGGAGAATTTCACAAAGACATTGGGTTCTTAATGAAGACTTTATTTTCTGGTGCGAAACATCAAAATTATGGATAAAAATTCCTAAAGGATTTGTTTCTGATGCTGCTTCTATTCCAAAAATTCTCCATTTCGTTATAAACCCTATTGACGCAATTCTTTTTGGTTCTCTTGTTCACGACTTCATTTATAGATTTGATGCATTAATTGTCTGTGATGATGAAAATTTTGGTGATTGGACAATCGTAGAAAATATTTCACGGGATTACGCAGACAAATTATTAAGAGAAATTTCAATACAATATGACAAAATTCCATGGGCGGCCGAGATTTGTTATTGGACAATCATCCCATTCGGATATTTTGCTTGGGAACGTGCAAGAGGCAGAAATTATAAATTAACCTCAGTGAATCCTGATCCTCATGATGTTTATTTAAACAAAGGAATATCGGTTAGGATATGAGTATACCAACAACAAAAACAGAATTTGCAGAATATTGTTTACGAAAACTTGGAAAACCAGTCATTGAAATAAACGTTGACGCAACACAAATTGATGATAGAATAGACGAGGCAGTTCAACTTTTTCAAATGTTTCATATGGACGCTGTTGAACGGGTTTTTCTTGGACATGTTGTGACAGAAGATGATGTTGCAAACGGATACTTGACTCTTGACGCTCCTGTTATCTCTGTTACAAAAATTGTTTTTTCTGGTTCTGGGTTTGGCTCTGCTAACTTTGCAACAAACATATGGCAATTTCAGTATGATGCTTTTTATGAAATGGGATTCACTTCAACTGGTGGAGCTTCAACCTCAATGTCTGATTATATTATGAGAATGAGCCATCTTAAAATGGTTGAAGGAATTATTGCGAGTTATCCAACAGTTCATCATTCAATGCACGGGAACAAGATTTATATTGACGATGATTGGTCAAAACTTCCCGTTGGATCTTCAGTAGTTTATGAAGCATATATTGCCCTTGATCCATCTGTATATACTTCAATATGGAGCGATATATGGCTTACTTCGTACACAGTCGCATTAATAGGACGACAATGGGGCGAAAATTTAAGCAAATTCCAAGAAGTACAATTGCCCGGAGGAATTACGTTAAACGGTGATGCCATTTATGAAAAGTTTGATGCAAGACTAAAAGAACTAATGGAAGATTTAGACACAAGATGGTCATATCCTCCTGACTTTTTTGTAGGATGAAAATATGACAATATCACCACATTTCTTTCATATTTCATCTTCCGCTGAACAGAAATTGATGCAAGACCTCACAAGAGAAACCATTCAATTAAAAGGGCTTGATCTGAAATACATTCCAAGGGATTCAAGCGATGCTGATTTTCTTTTTGGTGAAGACATTCAAAGCACTTTTTCGTCGGCAGTTGTTCTTGAAATGTATTGTGAAGAACAAACAGGATTCGGCGGAGAAGGAGATTTCTTGTCTAACTTCGGACTTGATATCAGAGACGAAGCAAAATTCATAATTGACAAAGTGAGATTCACAGAAGAGGTAACTGATGTTTATCCGACAATAAAGCGGCCAAGAGAAGGCGACTTAATTTTTTATGATCTTGCAAATTCTCTCTTTGAAATCACTTTCGTTGAAAACGAACGTCCTTTTTATCAAAGAGGTATTCAAACTGTTTGGGATTGCAGCGCAAAGAAAGTTGAATATAATCACGATATCCTTTCTTCTGGTGATATAAAAGTTGACGCTCTTGAGGATAAAATTGATACACTTGATGATGGAAACGATATTCAGACTGAAGGAGACGAATTTATTGATTTTTCTGAATCCGATCCTTTTAGCGATAATGATTACTAATAAGGATATAAGATGGCACTAACTTCTTTTTATTACAACAAATCACTCAGAAGAATCGTCGTTCTTTTTGGTACTCTTTTTAATGGATACACAATCCAAAAAGCAAGCGGGTCATTCATTGAAGTTCCACTGTCTTATTCTTCAAAGAAAAAGTGGTACGTTCAACTTAAACAGAATTTAGACAAGACTAATCTTGAAGCAATCATTTTTCCAAGAATGGGGTTCCTGCTTACCAGTATTGGAATTGATTATGAAAGAAAAACGTCAAGTCTGAATTATTTTGCTTCAAAACATGTTGATCCTAATCAGTTAAATAAAATTCATGTTCCAACGCCAGTCACGTTGACTTTTTCTCTTTTCATTGCGTCAAAAACAATGGATGAAGGTCTTCAACTTATTGAGCAAATTGTTCCTTATTTTGATCCAACTTTCGTAGTTGAGATTGATGAATTAGATTCTTTTGAAACTCCAAGAGATATTCCGGTAACTTTAAATTCCGTTTCTTTTGATAATGATTTTGTAGGAGCCTTTGACGGAAACGATTTATACACATGGGACTTGCAATTTACAGTGGAAACTTATCTTTATAAAAACATTACTCCTTCAAAGATTATCAAGAAAGTTGTCGTATATACCCATATTGATGCGGCAGACGGAGTAGAAGAAAATTATAAAGAAAAATACACAGCAGAAGTTGATCCATTCACGGCGGTCATTGATGACGAATGGGCTGTCTTGGAATCTTGGGGATTAGTTGACAAAGACGAAGAGGCTTTTCCTGAGCCTCAAGAATAAAGCGGAAGCGGAAGATTTGTCTTCCGCTTCCTTTTTGTTTGTTAAAGATACGCTTCAAAAATGATGCGTCCAGTATCGGGATTGATTGCCACAATCCCAGAAGGAATACCATAAATTTTCATTCCTTCATGAGTTGCAAGATAACGCGCCTCAGACTTATCCGCGATATATCCAGCTTCAAACAAAATACTTTCATAGAAGTCCATCATTTTCTCCTTTCAGAATGAGAGATACAGACCAGTTTCATTTTCAAAAACCGGCTTCAACTGGTCCCAAAACAGACCGTCAATTTCACTGATCTTTTTGAGTTCCATTTTCTTCGGCATGAGCTTGTAAAGAGTCATGGTATAAGTATCAGACGGGTCAAGAGTGATTTTCACGCAGTTCATTTTCCGCGAACCTTTGAACTGAAACGAAACGCCGTCTTCACTCACAACAAAAGTTTTTACTCCTACCATAGCGCGAATCTTACCAGCGCCGCCCATCTGTTCAATGATAGTCTTTGCAATCGTCGTCGGATCAGTCATTTTTGTTACCTCATGATTTTTGTTTGTCTTAACGCCTCACTTAACCTTCACTTTCTTTATAACATACTCTGAATTATTCGCAAAGGTTTTTCGTGCCTTTATGAAAAATAATTTCCTTTGCAACCAATTCAACCGGAACGTAAAAATAAATTTCATCGTGGTCTAACGATTCGTATGCCCACAAATATTTAGGTCGGCGTCCTTTCGGAAAACCAATTTCAACGTGACTGTACGGACCTTGATTTCCTCTTGGATGGCAGCAATGAATGATGCTTGCTTGTACAGACATACTAAATCCGTCATTGCAAACAATACGAGGAGCTAATCCGGCTTTATGAAAAGCGAGGTAAGAATTCAATAACAGAACGATTTTATTAATTTCATCCATAATATTACTCCGTAATCAGTTTTATTTTTTCGTCAATTCAATAATTTTGTCAGCGATTTCTTTCATGGAACCAGTCATTGCGTCAATTGAATGAACCTCTTCCCCTTTGAACTTGACACATATGGTATCTTTGTGATTCCAAATATGATGATATTCAATTGAAAAATCTGGATATTTTGGGCTCTTCCAAATTTCAGTGAAATAATCATTAGGAAATTCAACATTCACGGAATTTTTTTCATAATCAGTGAAAGATTCAAAAATGCTCTGGTCATTATCAGACATGTTTCTCTCCCAAAAGTTTAATCTTACAAAGAATCTTGTCTATTATATTACTTTCAAAAATTTTTCTGTCAACGAAAAAGAAGATGCACCCTCCGATAAAATTTGCGATAACGGTTTGCCAAAATCCATCTCCAAGTGAATAGATGACGAACCATAACAGCGGAGTAGAAAGTTGCCAACGGAACAAATAAATCAAAAACCTTGGTGAGAGTTTAGCCGACTTTAACAATGTTAGTATCTCCTTAAAATGATAGGCAAGCCTAAAACGCGGAACATTTTAATTTATTGGTGCTGAAAACGTCTTAAATTCACCTGTATTGAAATATTGCTTCAATGCATAGTCTGACATAAGTGAATGGTTAAATCTTGCTTAGAATCAATCCTGCTTATTCCTAGATGATATAATTATATATTCCTCATAAACTCCTTTCAATCTCCTATAAACCTCTTCAATGAAGTATAAAATAAAGACCAATCGGAGCGCAGCGGAGATTGTGTCTTATTCGGCGACAGCCGAATTATAATACAACCCGTTGAACGAGATTTATGCTTTTCTGCAATGAAGTCTTCAATGAAGATCAACTAGGAAAAGTTGATATAGGTATCCAAATTAATTTTTAAATGGTTTGTATAAAGTTAATCAAAATTTTTCATCCTTATTAGCTCTATACAAACCATTCAACGATTTAGTGTTTCAACCTGTTCACATATTGTCAATATAAATTCGGCTACGCCTCATTGATACATTCAAGTTCCGCTTCGCTACACTTGAAGTATCATATTCAATAATTTATATGGTTTTGATTATTTGGAATTTTTTATTTGAAGATAAAAACTTGAAAACTACTTAATAGGATCAAAAGACACAGGTTACCCCTGTCAAGAATTTTAAGGTGACAAAAGAGGCTTATTTTATAAAACAACGATATTATTAAGACATAAAATTCTCACAAAATTGTATCAGATAAACAACAGCAAAATAATTTTCAAAAATGTTGTTTTTTAAAATAAACCTCCCCATCGTCTTAAAATTCCCGACAGAGCATTTTGGTTAATTTTTTTGTATAAGCGGAATTCTCTCAGCCACGGACATTTTGAGATTTTTTCTTTGTCTCAAATATGGAGAGTTTTTATTTTGATTTTCTATACTATTAGAAAATCCCCCTAAAACTCTCGGCTTACCTATTGTCGTCTGTCGGTCAGGGTCATCTTTCCAGACCCACCAAAAACCAACTCTTGTTAAGAGCTAGACCGATCATCAGACACGCGCCGGGGAGGTCTACTGAACCTGCTTAATCAAAAGTCTGCAATCCTCAAACTGCAACCCTTTGATTTCATGCTCAACGCGCCCTTGCTTATACTGTCTTTTCCCTTTTCCGGTTTTATGACAATTAATGTCTATAGGTAAAACCGTCGCGTTGGTTAAAAAGGTGCCAACTAAGCGATAGGTGCCATGAAGCGATACAAAAAGAGCATTATACCTTATTGGCTCTTCATGTTTCTTCAGCGGGCATGAAACTGATCAAGGAAATCAAGCAACACGGATAAATGTTGTAGTACCTTGAAATCATTGAGGTTTCTTTACTTTATACATAACTAAGTTGAATTTTACTCTGTCCGGGTTCCTAAGTGAGTCTTGAATATAAAAACATTTCTTCGCCGGTCATTTTTCAAGATTCACAAATATTATTTTATACATTAAAGTATTGGCAAACTTTTGTCAACACTTTTATTTAGTATTTCTGGATTTTGTAAATAAGATTTTTGGCATTCAATGCATAAACATACTTCAGTTGAAACCAGTTTTCTTTTCACTTTTTCTGTGAATGTCAATGATCTACCGTGAAATTCTGCTCCGCACTTTTCACAAATCAAGTCAGATTTTGGGATTTTGGAGTATTCTTCCCTTTTTAACCTCGTTAAATCTTCTATACGATTTGGTTTTCTTGGCTTTCCGGATTTAAGTGGTTTGGTTTTATCTTTGCAGTTGCTACAAAGATACATCAAAGTATAATTTCTTTTGCTTACGCCTGTGCCGGGACCATAAACAAAGGGGGTTCCAAAAAACATCAAACTACAATGTTCACACCTATAAGTTTTAGGGGTTCTCCCTTTTTTCATTGATTTTCTCCTTGTATTCTGCAACATTTATAATTTCATCTGGCTGCTCCCAATCAATATTTAGTTCATGGTAATCAGCCACTTTTTTGGTGGGTTTCCAGATTTTGACTGTTGCAGAAGGAGCCACTGCTTTATTGTCATAAAAAGCAAGATACGGAAGAGATTCGGACAGGGAAGAGTTATCAATAATGTTCATTTCATAATCTCCAAAGTATTGTTTAATGTATGGAAGAACTATACCCTTTATGGTCTGAACTGTAACTTAAGGGAGATTTTGGTATCTGCGGAAACTGGGGCACCGTTGCGATAGAAAAACTGAGTCATTTTGTAACCTCATGATTTGTGTTGTTCTCATTCACTCGACTTTCAAAAAGATATTAAACTATTCTGTGTTCATCGTCAACAAAAAAAGATCATTTATCTCGAAAATAATTTTTGTATAAATAATAGTGAGATATAAACGATTTACCAGAATTATGAGGGAATAATATGGAAAAAGATATCACTCTTTATGAACAGACAACGGAAATTTCAAATTCTGAATCAGAAATGATCCAAGATTTAGAAGAAGCAAGAGAAACGTATAAAAATTTGATTGAACAGGGGAAAAACGGACTTCAATTATCTTATGACTTGATAACTGCCACGGAACATCCAAGGGCGATTGAAGTTTTTGCGAATTTAATTAATTCTGTTGCGAATATTAATGGAAAACTTGTTGATCTTCAGTCAACCAAAAATGAAATCATAAAAAAGAAAGTTGAAAAACAAGAAAGTGTTGGTGGAAATAATGTTACAAATAATTTATTTTTGGGTTCGCCGGCGGATTTATTAGAAATGATGCAATATAACAAAGAAAGTAATATTTCTCATTAAAATAAGAAAATGACCAGAGAAAATGAATTATCTTAAACATTATCATCTTTTGATTGAAAAGGCCGATAACCGAGGATTGACTAAAACGATTGCCAAGAAAAAAGGAATTTATGGAGAGAATCATCATATTATTCCTAGGTGTATTGGTGGTTCTAATCATTCTAATAATATAGTTTTTCTTTATCCTGAAGAACACTATGTTGCCCATCAACTGCTTATAAAAATTTATACAAACGAACCAAAAGTAATATTTGCTTGTTATATGATGACTGTTGATAGGAAAGATTTAGATAGATCAAGAAATAAAGAATATAAA